TGCGTCTAGAGATAACGTATAATAAATAACATTAGGAGGGTAGGGCAACTTACCCTCTTAATTTATCTAATTATAAGGATGCACTATGGCAACAACATTTTTAACTCTAACAAATGAATTATTACGTAGACTTAATGAAGTTACTTTGACAACAGATACATTTGCTGCAGCTAAGAATGTTCAGGCAATAGCAAAAGATTCTATTAATAATTCAATTAGAGAAATACTTCAGGATGGACATGAGTTTCCATTCTTAAAAACTACACAAACCCAAACATTAACAGCAGGTACAGGAACATATGATTTTCCTTCAGATATGTCTTCAGTGGATTGGGATACTTTTTATTTAAAGACACTTACTTCTGAATCTAATACAGCTAAAGCATTACCTACTATCTCTTTTGAAAGTTACACTAGAAACTATAGAACAATAGAAGATGCTTCAGGTACAGGAGGCAGAGCTGCTCCTAATCTTATCTATCAAACAGCAGAAGAAAAGTTTGGAGTTACACCTGTTCCTAATGCAGCTTATGTTATAGAGTATGTATACTACAAGTTTCCTACTGCTTTAGGTACAAATACTTCTACTGGAGCTGCAACAAATGGTACAGACAGTACCTATGATACCCCCATTATTCCTGAAAGATTTAATTATATTATTATTGATGGTGCTATGGTTTATATGATGAGATTTAGATCAAATGAACAAAGTGCTCAGATTCATCAACAAAAGTTTATGATGGGTATGAAAGCTATGCGTAGACTACTACTTGATGATAAACTCTATGTAGAATCTACAATGATACAAAGACCAAAATTTTCTTCACATATGTTAAGTTTAAGTTCATAAATGGCAGATAATCTACAAACCTTTAAAGTTATTTCTAGAGGTGGTTTAAATACAACAGGAGATGTTTTATCTCAAGGTCAAGACTTTCCGGGCAGTGCTACAAAACTATTAAACTATGAACCAGACTTACAAGGTGGTTATAGAAGAATAAGTGGTTTTGCAAATAGCTATGGTACAGTTACTGGCACTGGCTCTGTATTAGGTGTATGTGTAGTAGATGGAATACATAATGGTGTATTAGCTGCAAGAAAACCATCATCAGGAAGTAACTACTTACACTACTGGACAGGCTCTGCTTGGACTGCTATTACAAGTGCAGGTTCTCCAACTATGGTTGGTGTAAGCAAAGTTAGGTTTACTAGATTAAATTTTGGTTCAACTAAAGTTGTTTTAACAGATGGTATTAATCCTGCAGCTACTTATGATGGTAGTAGTTATGTTCAGATAACAGACTCTAATGCTCCTACTGATCCAGTAATATCTGAAGTTTATCAAAATCATTTATTTTTAGCAGGTGATCCTGCAAAGAAAGATGAATTATTTTTTAGTGCTCCACTAGCTGAAACTGACTTTACTCCTGCTAATGGTGCAGGTAATATTAATGTTGGTTTTGATATTGTAGCTATAAAAGTTTTTCGTAATATTCTTTATATCTTTGGTACTAACAATATTAAAAGACTTGTTGGTAATAATAGAACAGATTTTACTTTAGAGAATGTTACAAACAACTTAGGCTGTCTAGCTACAGATAGTGTAATAGAAATAGGTGGTGACTTACTATTCTTAGCACCAGATGGTATTAGACCTATCGGTGGTACTGCAAAGATTGGTGACGTTAATCTTGAAACTGTATCTAAAAAGATCCATAAGACAGTACAAAATACTATTAATACAGAAACACTTACAGGTTTATCTTCTGTATTAATTAGATCTAAGTCACAGTTTAGATATATGTTTGCAGGAACAAGTTCTGTAGGAATACTAGGAGCACTTAGAGAAAGTCCTCAAGGAGGTTTTGCTTTTGAGTTTTCAACATTGTTTGGTTTTTCTGTTACTTGTGCAGATAGTGGATACATAGGAACAACAGAAACAATTATACATGGTGACTCTACAGGTAAAGTTTATGCACAAGAATCAGGTACATCTTTTGCAGGATCTTCTGTATTAAGTATTTATCAAACACCTTACTTATATTTTCAAGATCCAAGACAAAGAAAAATATTTTATGATATGGCTACATACTTACGTGCAGAGGGTGCAATATCTGTATCACTAGGTATAGTGTATGACTTTGAAGATACATCTATTCTTAATCCTGCTAACGTAACATTTAGTGCCACTGGTACAGCAGCTGTTTATGGTTCAGCAATATATGATACAACTCAAGTATTTGATGGTAATCCATCACCAGTAGAGACAGCACAATTTACAGGATCAGGAAAATCTATTTCTTTTCGTTTTGTTGCAGAGGATACAAATGCTAGTCACAGTATACAAGGATTTACAATTACTTATGGATTAGGAGATTTAAGGTAATGGGTACAGGTTACACAAGAACAAATACGTCAGATATTCAAGCTGATGAGGTTGTTAAATCAGCACCACTAAATGCTGAACTTAATGCTGTTGTAAATGCTTTTGCATCTTCAACTGGACACTCACATGATGGTACATCTGCAGAAGGTGGTCCTATAACTAAACTGTTAGGAACAACTATTACGATAGGTGATGGTACTGCAGGTACAGATATTACTGTTAATTTTGATGGTCAAGATAATGATGGTCAATTATTGTGGATGGAAGATGAAGACTACTTTCAGTTTAATGATGACATTTTAATCAATAGTACAGAAAGACTTAACTTTGGAGATACAGGAACATATATTCATCAATCTGCTGATGGTGTGCTTGATCTTGTTAGTGACACAGAAATAGAAATAAATGCTACAACAATAGACGTAAATGGTAATTTAGATGTATCTGGATCTTTAACAATAGCAGGTGCTGCTGTTACAGCTACTTCTGCTGAAATAAATATACTTGATGGAGTTACAGCTACAGCAACAGAATTAAACATTATGGATGGTGTTACTGCTACAACTGCAGAGCTTAACATAATGGATGGAGTAACATCAACAACTGCAGAGTTAAATATATTAGATGGTGTAACGTCTTCTGCTGCAGAATTAAACTATGTTGATATAACTACATTAGGTACATCACAAGCTTCTAAAGCTGTTACAGTAGATAGTAATGGTGATTTAATTATACCTGATAGTGACAAGTTTAAATTTGGTGCAGGTAGTGATATGCAACTGTACCATGATGGTTCTAACTCTTTTATTACTAATGCTACAGGTACATTAAAACTTGCTACAGAGACAAGTGGTATAGCTGTAACAATAGGTCATACAACTTCAGAAGTTACAATTGCAGATAACTTAACTGTAACAGGAACAACTACTTTAGATGCTACATCTTTTGGTGATGCTAATATTACTAATGTAGGTGATATAGCTCTTGACTCTATTAGTTCAGATGGTACAGATATTAACGTAGCTATTACAGATAACTCTGCTACTTCTTTTACTATTAAACAAGGCTCTGATGCTTACTTAATTGTTGATACAGGTAATAGTAGTGAATCTATATCTATAGGTACAGGTATATCAGGTACAGCTATTACAATAGGTCATGGCACTTCAGAGGTTACAATAGGTGATAATCTTACAGTATCAGGTAATCTTACTGTTACAGGAACACAAACAGTTGTAGATACTATTACTATGAATGCTACAAATGCTATTGTGTTTGAAGGTGCAACTGCAGATGCTAATGAGACAACTTTAACAATTACTGATCCTGATGCTGATAGAACAATCAAGTTACCTAATCAGTCAGGAACACTTGTAGTATTAGCTGCAGATAGTGATACAGCAGTAACAGCTACACCTGCTGAAATAAGTATACTAGATGGTGATACGAGTGCTACTTCTACAACTGTAGTTGATGCTGACAGAGTTGTTTTTAATGATGCAGGTACAATGAAGCAAGTAGCTGTTACAGATCTAGCAGCCTACTTTGATGATGAAATAACTGCTATGCCAAACCTAGTAACTACAGGAGCATTAAATAGTGGTAGTATTGCAACAGGTTTTGGTGCTATTAATAATGGCTCAAGTGCCATTACAACTTCAGGTACAATAAGCTTTGGTAGTCTTACAGATGGTTCTGTTACTATTACAGATATTGCAGATGAAGATAATTTTGCTAGTGATAGTGCAACTAAACTTGCTACACAACAATCTATTAAAGCCTATGTCACCACAGTAGCAGGACAGGCTAATAATGTTACTGGTCTTACAGCAACAGGTACAGAACTTAATGCTGTAGCTGATGGAGATACAAGTGCATCTAGTATTACTGTAGAAGATGCAGATAGAATACCTATTAATGATGGTGGCACAATGAAACAGATTGCTGTCACTACTCTTGCTGCTTATCTTGATGATGAGATTACAGCAATGCCTAATTTAGTAACCACAGCTGCTACAACTGTAGGTGCATTAGATAGTGGTTCTATTACATCTGGATTTGGAGCTATTGATAATGGTACTTCAGGTATTAGAACAAATACAGTTACTGTAGAAACTTCTTTACTACCTGATGCTTCTGGTGGAGCAGATATAGGTAGTTCCTCTGCAGAGTTTGGTGATGTTTATATTGGAGATGACAAGTATATTAACTTTGGTTCTGATCAAAATGTTCTTGTTGGTTATGATGAAGATGGTGATGACTCTTTAGAAATTAGACAGAACGTAGAGGGAGCAGGTCTAGCTATTACTTTTAAAGCAGATCAAGGTGATGACAATGCTGATCAGTGGAAGTTAAACTTTGCAGATGGTGGTACAGTTACCTTTCAAAGTAAAACATCAGGATCTTATGCAACAAAACAAACACTAGATACATCAGGTAATTTAACCATTACAGGTGAACTTGATGCTGCTACACTAGATATTAGTGGTGATGCAGAC